AACCGCTCTTTCTGAGTCAGATGTTTTCCCTGCATGCAAAGGGATCTCCAGTAGGGCCAGAACGGTGATTTTATCCGGGTCTAGCCAGTGGGTCACTTTGTTGCATTTCAACTGGGAATGGGGCTTTGAATGGCTTTAAACGGGCGGGTAGCCTGGTCTACTGCTTTGAGCAATACCTGTAACTGTAAGCTCTTACTCATTGTTCGCGGCTCCACTTCGTAGCATGGCCTTATGACGCCAGCGCACCAGCTCGGTGAGGCTCATCCCCCAACACTCCGAGGGCGGCCAGTGAAAAATGGCGGCAATGTCCGCCATCAGGTCGTCAACTTCCAGTTTTGGGTCGAGCTTTACACCCCCTGTTTCGGCGACAAAAAACCAATCACCTTACCGGCCAGCGCCACCAAGTCCGGCAGCGCTAAGTGGCTGCATTCTGCTGTGGTCAGTGAGGGGTAAGTGATGCGGGGTAGCACGATAATCAGCGCATCGACATCGGAGTTAGCCACATCGGCCAGACGTACCCCGCGCAGGGTTCCGGCATTGGGGCGGTTGACTTCGATTTCAGTAATCAGGGTATCACCACGCTTAAACGGGGTATCCAGTACCACCAGATTCTCGTTAACATCGCCGGTAGATTCAGTTTTAACAGTCACTTTTTTCATGGGTTTTCCAATTCAGTCGGGGAGAGCCAGCGGCTTAACACTGGCCGTCAGGGTTAGCGGCCAATGGCCTTGCGTTGGGCTTCCAGCAGGTCAACACCGTTAACCCGTTCAATCAGGTTAACCACGTCAATCTCAATCACTTCTTTGCCATCAATGGTCAGCTTGTAATAGGTGCACTGGGTGGACACTTTGGTTTCTGTGTCTTCCCCTTGCTTCGATTCGCCGCCGTCGATTTCTTTATGACGACCACGCACCTCAACATCGACCGCCATCACTTCACCGGTATCGTCACGCTGATAAGCCCCGGAAAAACGCAGTGGCACCCCGTCAACTTTGGGCGTTCCCCATTGCTGCAACACAAACTCATCAAGGCCACCCATCGCCCACTCCATGGATAACGCATCATCATCCAGCCCCAAATCAATCGGCGCGACGCCATTCATTCCGCCGCCCCGGTAGTTCTCCAGCTTGCGGGTCAGTTTCGGCAGGGTGATTGAGGACACGATCCCCATGTAATCGCGGCCATCATTGAACAGGTTCATTAATTTCAACTTACGTGGCAGTGCCATAAGTCAGGTTTCCTTAGTTGTTAACGGCGGCGGCAAAATTCACCAGATATTTATCGGTGATACGCTGGCGTAGGGTGAGGTCTTCCAGTGGGGGCACTGGGGTGTAGTCGTAATCAATAAACAGCTTGCCCGCTTTCAGGGTGTCTTTATCGTTGGCGCTGTCGTCGTACCAGCAATCGCCGTCAATAATCAGCCCGGCAGATTTCATTTCGCGAAACTTGGCTTTGATGCCGCCAATCAGGTCACGCACCAGCGACGGTGTGACCGGGCGGTCTATCGCCCACAAATGCGCCTCGGCGAGCGTGTCGGCCAGTACCTGTGCAGTACGGGCGTAGTTCTCAAAGGCAAACAGCGGATCGTCCGAACAGGTGCGGGAACCCCAAAACTTAAAGCCGTCTTTGCGGATCAGCGTGGTGATACAGGCTTGGTTCAGCAGGTCGGCGTCGGTGCCGACGGTCTGCAAATCCCAGTAGACGCTGGCCGAGATACCGCTGACGCCGTTCACCCCAACGTTAGACAGGGTTTTGTGCCAGCCAGTCTGCTGGTCAATTTTGGCACGCAGCCCCAAGGCACGGGCGGTGGCGTAGGCAATATCGCTGCTGTTGGCGGTGGTATTCCAACTGATAAAATCCGGCCAAATCAGCATCAGTTCACGCTGGCTGAAATTCTCCCGGTACTTGATCGCCTCGGACACGTTCTTGCAGCCAAAGGCGCTGATATAACCGAAAGCGCGTAACTGCTGGCAAATGGTCGCCAGTGCGGTGGCAACTTCCAGATTATCCAGCCCCGGCACGCCGAGAATACGCGGCCGGACGCCGGTCACCGTCTGGGCATCTAACAGCGCTTTCATGCCGGTATAGTGGCCGTTCTCGTCTGACCCGCCGATGATATTGGAGGTGGTTTCGGCCTCATTTTTACCCGCGGCCACACGCACCACAATGGTGACCGGCTTGGTTTGTTCGGCAATGGCTAACAGCGACGCCGCCAAGGTGCCTTTTTTCCCAGCTTTACCGGCGGCAGCCAGTACATCGGTGATCAGTACCGGGGTATTAAGGGGAAAGGTTTTGGCGTCAGCATCTTCGGCGGTACAGACCATGCCGACAATGGCGGTGGATACGGTGGAAATAACCCGTGTACCTTCGTTAATTTCGAGGACACGGACGCCATGATGGTAATCACTCATACAGTCATTCTCTGTGAATGGAGGGGTGAATCTATGGTGACGGTTTATTTAGCGCAGGGCATTAGGTGAGAGATGTGTGGGCGATGGCACAATAAAAAGCCCCCTGGATCGGAGGCTAAAAAGACATGTCAGGCAGTGACTGGTGGCCACACCGGAACCACATAACCATTATTCACCGCCTCGGTCAGTAGCCAGCGGGATTTATCCAGCTCTCCCATCACCGGTAATGCTATCAACGGCCAGTCTGCCAGCGTCGGCCACTGTTTGAACGCTAAACGGGTGGCGATTAGCTCGCGGCGCTGGTCTTCAGTGAGTGGCGCGTCGTCAATAGAATAATCGGCAACCATCATGGGATCAGTGGCTTTAATAAAAGCATCTCGGTACCGGCGAGCAACCGCCGCTTGCTGGTCAGTATCGGCCAGCCATTGTGTGCCATTCCACTTATCAAAAACCGTAACGGGTGCAAGGTCAGTCGTATCCATCGGATAATCGCCAATGTCATTCAATGTCATCGCCATACCGGTCACGGTGCTATACCGAATTTCACCGCGATGGTCTGGAAGATATTCCCACTGACTATTGTCAGCGCTGCGGCACACGGCAAACCCTTTTTTGGCTTTAAGCGGCTTATCTAAATAAGCATTGGCCGGAATGCCTACGCCTTTGGCTAAATATTCCTCGGCAGAAGAAAGATATTCCCGGCTAGGAAGAACGATATTAAATACCGTTACCCAGCCTGCGGTCACCGCCAGATGATGGTTATCCAGTATCGCTGGGGTTTTAATTTCGCTGGTCATTATGCGGCTCTCACGATGTAGTTAAAGGCGATATTGCGGGGGCGGACACGATATTTAATCAGTGACGATAAGCCGGTTGGGGAAAGCTCACCCGTCGAGAAATATGCCCCGCCACTGGGTGTTTTCTCCACTCCTTCCGTATCCACAGGCCTTCCGTCAATGGGGAAATTGTCCCCAAAAGCGCTGATAGGTTGCGTAACGAGTGTGCCTTTGGTTGCCGAGGTCGCATAGACATACATTGACGGTAAGGCAGTTCCAAGCTGTGCGGAAAGTAAGGCGCGGTTATTATCTGCACCACGCCCATCATCCCAGCCACGGATAAACTCGCCGCGTAAATCAGGTAAATATCCAGCAGGATAGGCCAATGCCAGTTGCGGGTATTTGGATTTATCAAAGGGCGAACCGTTGCATTTTAGCCAGCCACTTGGCGGGAGGGCTGTCGGCCATGGCATGGGAATGCCTACAGGAGCCGCGTCACTGCCGACAAGCTCCCAATCACGTTCAAAACCAAAACCATCACGAGCGGAACGATAATAAACGCCGCCATTTCGATTATGAATTTTCAGTTGGAAGGCCGGGCAACTACCCGAACCCATATTAAAATGAACAATCATGGCGGTATAGCTTTCGTAACGAGCACTATACAGGCCACTGGGTGCATTCCATGGCACCCCATTTTCCCCGACCACATCCGAGACTTTGGTTTGAGAGAATGCTTTTCCGGCTTTGATAATGGTGTCGTCTAATTTTAGGTTTGTGAGCGTCTTGGCCAGCGCATCAGCGCCCAATGCGCTGATCTCGGAAAGAAAGTTAGCGCTCTGTAAATACTGGCGGTGAGGGTTAGCCGTTTTAACGTGGTCAGCCAGCACGTTATCCGCGTACTGCTTAACTTCAATCACCTTATCATCGACATATTTGCGCGTGGCGAGCACCACCGACGGATCGATTTTCAATGTGACGGCTTCGGTGCTGCTGACAATCAAAATCATCCGAATGGTTTGGGTGCGGCCACTGCCTTCTTGCATCTGTGGCTTATAGGTCTCGGCACAGTTGCCAATGGCAATCAAATTACCGTCTTTATCCAGCAAACCAATCTCCCGAATCCACCACCCGCCATCGGTTTCAGGAATAACCTGTTCAGCGATAATCTGGCTACTGTTGGCCACATCAATACTTAGTGAATTCAATGCAGCGCGGCGCCGTTCATTCACCAGTTTGGTTTGTGCCGGGTTAGGGGTTGGCAGGGTTCCGCCGCCATCCCCGACCGCCATGTGGGTTATCTCTAAGCGGGTGCCGAGCGCGGTGGCCTTCGCCAGCCTGGCGGCACCAATGTGGGTCAGTAAAGCAAAGAATTTCGCTGTCATGGGTTCACTCTCATATCATCAATCAGATGCACAACACCGCCGGTATAGTTCTGGCCGGTCACGGTAAGGGTTTCAGGTAAATAGGGGTACACAGTCAGCTCATCACCGCTGTAACTGGCAGCGGCAACATACAGCGAGCCGCTGCTGTCGAGATTGATAGACAGGCCGACTAAATGGCGGCTGCATGGCCTTGCGTCGTCTATCAGCCGTTCAAGCTCTTGATACATTTCTTCGGTAATGCCGGTGTCCAGTACGCCAACATCGAGGCGAAAGGTGCCGGGTGTTTCGTTGGTCTTCCACCACTCGATCACTTTAATGAGATAACCCAGCGGCTCAACCACCCGACGAATTGCGCCAATGGTGCCTTTGTGTTTGTGGACATACTGCGAGGACTTCACCACCGTGCGCTTGGTGGCTTCCGGCCAGTTCTCATCCCAGCGATCCACCGACCACGCCCACGCCAGATAGGGCAACAGTGGCAGCGGACAAGTGTCGGCGTTCCAGAGTTGGCGAATGGGTACCGGGATATTTTCTAACTCAGCACAGGAACGGGCGGCGGCCACTTCCAGCACCGAGGAACCAACAGGGAGTAAGCGGTCAGTCATCCGTACCTCCGACAGTGATAGTGCTGCCGGTGCACCAGGCGGCCTGGGTTTTATCCAGCACCACGTCAGCCTGCGGGGCATTAATCACCACCCGCTGGACACCCTCAACATGCAGCGCGGCATAGAGTGCCGACAGGCGAATGTCACGGCCGAGGCGGCGTTGTGCGGTCACAAAGGTGGTCAGTTTTTTCTCAGCCGCCACGCGCACCGGTTCCGCCTCCGGCCCCGGATGCAGATAGAGCACCGCGTCAATTTTATAATCTTTAATGCGGGCAGATTGCACCGTGACCCGGTCAGCAATCGGGCGTGTGTTCTCATCATTTAGCGCGGCTTCCACCACCGCCAATAGCTCGCTTGATGCTGCGCCGTTACCCTCGCGCGATAGCACCGTAACCGTGACACAGGCGGGCGTGGGGCTGATTGCTGAGGCATCGGCGACCCGGCCATCAGCGCTGCGGGCGTGAAACTCATAAGCACCGGTCGGCCCCGCCACGCTTAACCCCTCAAAGGCTTGCGGGATACGTACCCGAAAATCACTGTCAGATTCCATCACCGCCGATATTGGCGGGATGGCCATGGAGTCTGCCGGGGTGATTACCAGTCGCCCGACGTTGTTATTTGCGCCGAGCTGGTCTAAGTCACTGCCGACGGCATAGGCCACCATCACTGCACGCGCCGCATCGTTAACGCGCTGGCGCAATATCACCTCGCGATAAGCGTTTTCCTGCAACAGCTTGACCAGCGGTTCAGATTCCAGCGACAGGGTACGGGCAAGGGCGGCGCGCTGGTCTTCGGGGTACAGAGAAATCAGCGTGGCTTTGCGCTCGGCCAGCAGGGTTTCATAGTCCAGTTCCTCCACCACAAACGGCGGCGGTAACAGGCTTAAGTCAATGGTTGCCATAGGTTCAGCTCACAGAGATGGTTAATGAAAGCGGGGCTGCGGTATCGTTGCGGGTGCCGGTGATATCAACCACCATTTTTCCGTCAATGGTCGTGTCAAAAGTGATGCCGGCCAGCTTGACCCTCGGTTCCCAACGCAAAATGGCACTGTAACTGGCGGCCATGATTTGCAGGCGCAGAGCCGGATTTTGCGGCTGGTCAATCAGCTCGGATAGCAGCGAACCGTATGCGCGGCGCATCACCCGCGAACCCACCGGCGTAATCAGAATGTCAGCAATAGACTGGCTGATATGGTTAGCGTCGGTAATGGTCTGCCCGGCGTTCCGGTTCATGCCGAGGTATTTGGCTGTAGTCATTGAATCCCCTCTGTATGATCCCCACCACGCAACACGCCGCCGTGGTCATGTTTATCAACTATCACGCCATTTGATGAGAAATTGCCGCCGGAATGGTCAACATTGCCGCTCATCTGGCCGCCTTTGGTTACGTTCAACGTGGCGGTGGTCAGGTTGTTAGTGCATTCCACTTCTGGCGTATCCAGCAAGATTTTTACCGAGGCAGTACAGGTAATATTGGGGGCGGTGACAGTCACCAATTCACTGGCATTGATAACCGCCGTTTTGACGCCATCAGCCCGCAACTCACCGCTTTCAGGTTCATAGTGCAGCGTTGCACCATCAGGAAATGTGATATACAGGCCATGAGCCGAGGCCGACGGCTGCGGGAAGTCATCAGAGAAAATGCCCGGCAGCACAAAGGCAGTATCCAGTTCGCCGCCGAGGGACAATATCAACACCTGCTCACCTTGTGAGGGTGCCCACCATGATCGCGATTGACCGGCGCGCAGCGTCAGCCAGTTTAACCAGTCGGTGGTATTATCCCCCGTAGCAACACGGCACAGGGCATTATCGAGATCGACCTCGGTCACCGTACCAATACGGATCAGGTTGCGTAGCAGGCGCAGAATTTCAGTGAGTTGGGTTTGAGTGTTCATGGGGGAATGATGCCCTGTAACCACAAACCTATTCTATATCTGGCTGTTTGGTAGCTGCTGATACAACAAAACACTACTCATTATTTGTTTGACTGCGAATCATAATCGTATAAGAATCAATGTTAATAAATTATAAATTGGAATATGTAAATGGATTTGATTGCGAAGTTTAGAGATCTGCAAAACACAGAAGCACATGATTTATTTGATAAAATATCAACGTTAAATCTTATCAGCATTGTTCACTTTAATAATTACATAGAGCTTAAATGTTTTTTAGATAAATACTCAACTGTTCAAGGTTTCTCTTTAGTTATGGTTGATCATGAATTAATAAAAAAGGAAGTTTTGGAAGTAAGTAGATTACTTATAAATTTCACATCATCAGCTATCTCACTAAAAAATTCATCAAGAGATATATTGAAATTAACTGATATAATTTCAAATGAAATTAAAGAAAAATCCGAAGAGATGCTGGAACTAAAAATAACCAACAATCCGGTAATTAAGTTTGTTGAAGATTTAAGAAATATACTGATACATCAATCAATAATGAAAATAAAATTCACTTGTATTTTTAATCGTGATGTCAATAAAGCAGGGCTTAGTTTATCGGCTAAAGAATGTATGAAATATGAAAGATTCACTAAATTCTCTAAAAAATATATTGGTGACGTTAAAACTGAGAGTATTTACCTCTCTGATTTTATAGATGAGTATTCCCTTGTGGTTTTTGAATATCAAAAATGGGTTTTAAACTCAGTATATAGAGTGCACAAAGAAAAATTCGTTGACTATTGGAATGTTAGGGAGGCTGTAATGCACCATTGGGATGGTGATATACCAATTAATACGTTTTCACATTAGTATTATTTAAATTGAAAATATTTAATTAATTTTTATTGAAACTTCAATATTGTCGTATAAGAGCAATGTCTTGCCATGTAATTGTTTATGAAACCTTTAATGATAAGACATTGGTTCAATATTATTTTGGCAGGCTTTCCATCACAGCATTTTCAACAATGGCAATATCTTGTTGACTGAAACCGAGCAACGGCCTTTCATCATACTGCACATCTTTGCTGTGCACGTTCGGGCGGTCACGCAGGCCAAAATGATGCACCCGCGCCATGCGTTGCACGCGCCCGGCAAATTCTACTACCGCCTCATTGGGGTTACTGTTGGCCTTCATGTAGCGCGCGGTACGCAATTTGGCGAACATTTCCTTTTTAATCCGGCCTTTTGGTTTACGTAATGGTTGGGATTTACGGGCGGCATACGGGGTGCCGTCGGGCGCTTGCTGGCGTTTAATGCGCTGTTGCTGACTGGCGCGCAGCCGTTTAGCAATTGTCACCGCCAGCGCTTTGCACGCCTTGGGTGTCAGGCAGGCAATCAGCCCGGCCAATGCATCATCAAAGGGTTTCAGCTCATTCATTTAATCCGCTCACCGTGAAAATAAATTTCCGTTGGACGAGGAAGTGCGCCCGGCAATGCTGGCTCCAGCGCATGGTTAACATGCAGTGCACCGTCCAACTCTTTCACTATCACCCGCTCAGTCAGTTGCAAGTCGATACGGATATCACTCAACACATCGCTAATCACATCAACTTTATGAATAAAACCGCTGCGGCGCTTTTCTTCTGTTGCCATGATGTCCGGTTGATGCCCCCGCAGCCATGCCAGTATCGGCACAAAGAGATAATCAACATCATCGGGGAAATCCTCAATAAACAGCGTCAGCGTATATTGATTTTCAAAAGACAGCGACGGGGCTAGTGTTGAGACAATGCGCCCGCCATCAACAAACATTTTCAGCCGCTCCGGGTTAGTTTGTAACAGTGGCAGACTGTCAGTTAAGGCCTGGCGTAGCAGTTTGGGTTTTAACATGATGCTGTTCCTGACACTGTTTAACGGCTTCCACTTGTAGCCCACAGGCCACCAGTGCGGTTTCTAATTGACGGATATCGGCACTTAAATCACCGTTAACCGCCGGGCTGCTGCCCGGTAGCGGGCAACTGTTCACTGTCGGACAGCCAACGTAAATAATCGTTGGGGCTGGCGAACGCGGGGCGCTGGTGCAGCCGGATAACGTCAGCAGGCAAAGCAGTAGCGAACCAGTCACGCAACGCTTTATTTTCATTGAGTAACCTCTGTATTTTCTGTTCACGAGATAATGACAAGGCGCTGGCGTGGCTCAGTGACTGGCGCAATGTCTGTTCGTTTACTGCGTGTTGCCGGGTCTCATCTTGCAAGCGGGTTATCACGTTGTCCCGGTTTTCAATCCCTGCGGATAAGGCGCCAATCACCAGTCCGGCGCTGTCTAACTCTTTTTTCAGGTTATGGGCATACCACGCCAGCACGCCCATCATAAAAATGCATAAAATGATTACTGTGCGCATATCAGACTCCATTCAGGCAATGTTTTTGTTCGCTGGCGCGGCGACGTTTTAACCCTTTGCTTTTCATGCCATTGACATAGTACCAGCGCGGCAACTGATGACAGGCGCTGCGCCAGTCACCCTTGTTAACAAAAAATGCCAGCGTCGAACGACAGGCGGCACCGGTGCCGACATTGAAGGCAAATGACACTACCGCGTCATAGACCGGTTGCGGCATGGTAACCGGCATACAGACGGCTATCGCCCGCTCGACCCGTTGCACGTCAGCAACCAGATTGACCGCCACCTGTCGCTCACGGATAACGCTGCCTGACGTGACACCGGCAGTGTGGCCGATGCCGTTAGTCCAAACATTGGCGCTGCACGGGTAGGCGTTGAGCTGGCAGCCCTCATAATCGGCAATCAGTTTTAGCCCGGCGCGTGATGTTTTTAAGGTCTGGTAGTTTGGCAGGGTGGCGGCCAGTGCCAGAATGCCCCCGACCAGACAGCGCTTAACGATTGAGTTCATTTATTACCACCTCACGGATACCTAACTTTTTGAGTAATAAATAGCTTTTGCGCCGGTAGTACCAGTTCGATAAGCAGGTAACCGTTGCGGCCAGGGTTGCTACATAAAAAGCCATGTCTTGCGGATTCATTGCGCCAATAAATGCCAGCATCAACGCAAAGAAATAAGCCACATCAGAGATAATTTTCTCCATTTTCAATCCCATAATTGAACCGCTTCACGTTGGGTTGCCGAGGCTATATCGGGCAACTCCACCGGATAGCCATGGGGCAGAATGGCCCCCTGTTCCGACAGCCCCGGATTCGCGTCATAGACTTGCTCAAGTACATCCTGCGTGCGCCCGTAGTGCCGCCAGCAGAGTGCGTCGAGTGTGTCGCCTTGCAACGCGTTGACCTGCATCAGATAAGACCAATAATGTTGTGGGGCTGACCGGCAATGTTGCGAATGCTAATCCGGGCATCACGCCACAGCTCATCAACAGTGCTTTCAATGGCCTCAGCGCGTTTATCGCCGCGTGCACTGGCGTCATAACCGCGATAACGTTCAGCCAACAGCGCGGCAGTCATGGCACAAACTGCCCGCTGGTACTCGGCCAACTGGATGCTCTCGCCGTCCAACCGTTCGGCCTGCACCTTGTCCAGCGTTTTAAAGCCAGCCGCCATCTGGTCACGGCGATACTCGTACAACTCGGCGTTAACCTCGGCGATTGCGCTCTTGATAGTAAAACGCAGGCGCTCGGCGGTGACGGTTCCCTCCAGACGCAACTGCGCCCGCAGTTTTATCGGGTCAACCGCAGGCCAGAAAAAGGTATTTTCAATCACCGGCTCGGCCGTTCTATCTGGCCGTGGCGCGGGGATAACAACAGTGGTCATGGCAACCTCAATATCAGAATGGGTGGGCGGTGGACGACGGCGTTAACACGATAAAATCGGTTGCGGCCATCGTGCCGCCCGGCTCGGGGAGCATTTGGTTTAGCGGCGGGCGGCGTTCTTTAACGTCGCCGCCAGTCGCTCAATGTCTTTTTTCACGCCGCAACCGGTGTGCAGTTGGAGTGCGCGGTGAAGGTGGCTCATGGCCAGTTCGCCCTGGCCACTGTCACGCAGCACATAACCGGTCATTTTGTGCAGTTTGGCTCGCACCTGGTCGGGCATGTCTTCGTCTTCCATCAGTTCAATGGTTTGTAGCAGGAGGTCAACGCCAACCGGTTTACCGGTGGCATAGGCGCGCCCGGCCGACTCGGCCACTTCCTCGGCTATCAGGTAAGCGGTCGAGCGGGTAAAACGGTCGGTTGGCACTAACTGATAACGCAGGGCATACCGGGCGATATCCAGTGCGCCGGGAATATCCCCGGCATCCAGACGCCAAATCATGATGGTCATCAGAATGGCGTCCTGCGCGCCTTTTCCCTCACTTAACACGCCAGACACCCACGGCAGGTAGTCCGGCAATAATTGCCGTTTCAGATCGGCTTTACGCTCGTTTGAACGCACCTGTTTCAGCTTGCGTTTATCTTCATTGAGCTTGAGCAGCATCAGCTCGTAGCCGGTAGCATGGCGCAACGGGTCATCCCGCAACTGTGAGGCGGCAATGGCTGACTGTTGAATAAAATGGCGGCGCGCAGGACTGGACATGGCTTAATTACCCTCGTCAGTAACGGCAGGTGCTGAGACTGTTTTCATTGCGGCAACCAGTGCATTCGCGAGGCGATCAAAGTCCGATTTATCCGCGTTGTCGGCGTCACCTTTTTTCTGTGGCGGCGGCGGTAAAATCTCGATGTTTTCCACCAGACAGCCACAGGTGTAATCTTCCACCACATAATCCTGTTTAATAGATTCGTAGTTTTCGATACGGTCACGCTTGGCGTTCTCATCGATATGGCGGCGGTGCGAGTCTTCCAGCCAGTAAATGGACAGGTTATCGAGGCGGGTAATAAGGAACGCGTTTGCCGGGAAGAACGGCACACGGATGGCCGGTAAGTTACCGATACGCTTCTGGCTGATAATCAGGTCAGCAGAGAGGGTTTCGCTGTTCTCCTGCTCTTTGTTGACGATAGGGAAATATTTATCCTGCATCAACTGGCGACCAGTGATAACCACAAGTTCAGGGTCTTCCTGATGCCATTCAGCAATCATGTTATTGGTGGCATCCATCACCAGCGCGTCCAGGTTGGCATAATCACCACCATGGCCAACACGGATTTTTTCCGACACTACCGTGCCATCTTCTTCAATGACTTTACTCATCACGCGCTTTGGTGCGTTGTTGCGGTATTTTTGCAGCCAGCCGACTGCGATATCCTGCAACAATGGATTTTGTGCGCGGTTGGAGGTTTTGGCACGGCTGATACCGTTGAAGCCCGCCATGATGCGGTCAAGTGCCTGCCGCCTGATAATGGCGTCGCGCAAGCGGGTCTGGAAGTCCTGATAACGCCCCCACAGGTCAAGGGTGTTATAGCGGATATGGAAATCATAGTTTATTTGCTCACAAAAATATTTCTCACTGTCCAGCCCGGTAAACTCCGCCGTTTCGCGCTCGCCGCCGCTGTCAGTGTCAGTATTGCTGGCAATCGTTCCGGTAACGCCGAGACCCACTTTCTCTGCGGTCAGCTCCGATACCGGCACGATATTGATGCTGCTCAGGAAATCTGAAGACTCTTGTACGCGGGTCATGATGGTTTGCGTGACGGCGGGTTCAACGCTAAATTTTTTATTCAGGTCGCCAGTTTCTATCCCGTTCAGCTCGGCTTGACGGGTCAGATAGGCATTAAATTTAAAACGGGTTGCTGGGCGCATAATAATCCTGATTCAGTTAAATAATGTCATGGTGAAATAGCAAGCAGGCCGCACAACTGGCGGCCAGTAAACGCGATTAACAGTCGGTTAAGACATCGTTTTGGCCGTTGCCGCCGGTGGATTCCGGCCGCCTGATTTGACTGAAGTTTTCAGTAATAGAAAGTTTGTTTTCTAGGGACATAACCCCTTGCTTTCCCTTTTCGATGCTCTGTTTCAGCTCCACTACATGGTCAGTGAGTTGTTTCTCAATGGCAGCAAAGCGGGCTTCAATGGTTTCGCCCTGTTCCTGCACATGCACTGCCACGGCATTGACTGCCTCATGCACATCATTAAAACGGGCGTCGTCGGTTGCTTGCTTGCGACTGAATACAGATTTCACCCTGCTGAGCAACGTGCTCCCCGGCTCGGGCACGTCTTCAAATTCCATTTGCACTTCAACTGCTGCCGAAAACAGGTCATCCGGATGAGATTTACGAGAGGCCAATGGGTTGTGTTTGGCTTTGGCGCTGAATTCCAGCATTTCAGTACCGAGGCTGGCGGGGTCATCGGTCACGGCCAGACCGACCAGATAGGCTTTACCGGTATTGGCAAAGTTCGGGCGGATTTCCATGGAGGTATAAATTTTCTGTAGGGATTTGGTCATCTGCACCAAATCATCGGTCGGGCTGATTTTGGCGAACAACGCACGTTTGCCGTTCAGAATGGAATCGTCTTCAATGGTTTCCGCTTTGAGTGCTGAAACGTCGCCATAACGGCGGAAAGTGCTGTCTGGGGAGTAACTTTTCAAATGTTCCAGATTGATGCGGCAGCCGTAGACGCGCGAGTCAAATGACTCGGCCATCTGGTTGACATCGTCGGCGTCAATCACTCGCCCGTCACAGGTATCACCCTCAACCCCGATTCGAAACCATTTTGATACTTTCTTAGCCATAAGTGGCTGCTCCATTCAGTGTGGTTATGATTATTCGGTACGGGGCTTAGTTTCCTGATGTATGGCGGCAGCAACAACGAAAGCCAGTTGTGACGGGGCTGGCACAACAGCAAGGACGCGCAGAGGGGCGGGCTGGTCGCGTAGCCTAATGGTATGAATACGACACCGAGCACCATCATCAGCGACCCACGGCGACAGGCGGCCTTGCTTTACTGGCAGGGCTTTTCTGTGCGCCAGATTGCGGATACGCTGGCCTTGAAATCGCCGACCGTGCAGAGCTGGAAGAAGCGCGACGGGTGGGACGCCATTGCGCCTATTTCCCGCGTGGAAACCAGCATGGAAGCGCGGTTGATTCAGCTCATCATGAAAGACGCCAAAGAGGGGCGGGACTTTAAAGAGATTGACCTGTTAGGCCGTCAGATTGAACGACTGGCGCGGGTGAACCGCTACAGCCAGACTGGCAGCGAGGCCGACTTAAACCCGAACGTAGCGAACCGCAATAAAGGGGAACGCAAGACCCCGGATAAAAACCTGTTCAGTGAAGCTGGGATTATAAAATTAGAGTCTATTTTCCATGAAAATATCTTTGATTATCAGCGTAATTGGTTTGAGGCTGGACTCACTCACCGTATTCGCAATATCTTGAAATCGCGCCAGATTGGCGCAACCTTCTTCTTTGCCCGTGAAGCGCTGCTGGACGCCATCAAAACCGGACGTAACCAGATATTCCTGTCAGCCAGTAAGGCACAGGCGCATGTGTTTAAAAGCTACATTATCGACTTTTCCCGCATGGTTGACGTTGACCTGAAAGGCGACCCGATGGTGTTACCCAACGGCGCGCGCCTGTTTTTTCTCGGCACTAACGTCCGTACCGCGCAGAGCTACACCGGCAATCTCTATCTTGACGAATATTTCTGGATACCCAAGTTTCAGGAGTTGCGTAAAGTCGCCAGCGGCATGTCATTACACAAAAAATGGCGCACCACCTATTTCTCCACGCCGTCGAGTCTGGCGCACAGCGCTTATCCGTTCTGGTCTGGTGAGCTGTTCAATAAAGGCCGTCGCAATAAATCCGACCATATCCAACTGGATCTCAGCCACAGCCATTTGGCCGGTGGCGTGCTGTGTGATGATGGCCAGTGGCGGCAGATTGTCACGGTAGAAGATGCGCTGGCGGGCGGCTGTAATCTGTTTGACCTTAACCAGTTATCACTGGAATACGGACCGTCGGAATATCAAAACCTGTTGATGTGCGAGTTTGTCGATGACCAGGCGTCAGTCTTCCCGTTCGCTGAGTTGCAGGCTTGCATGGTGGACAGTCTGGAAGAGTGGGAAGATTTTAACCCGTACTCGTTGCGGCCGTTTGGTTATCGGCCGGTATGGATTGGTTACGACCCGTCAGAGGCCAACGGCGGCGATAGTGCCGGTTGCGCGGTGATTGCGCCGCCCATGGTGTCGGGTGGCAAGTTCCGTGTACTGGAACGCCACCAGTGGAAAGGGATGGATTTTGAAGCGCAGGCCAGGGCCCCATTCCCAGTTGAAATGCAACAAAAAGGTAGGGCATTATGCCGCCTGTAAGTGCGTTAAAAATACCTCATTCGGAGAGCGATAGCCCAGACATTTTCTCCCTCGCGTATTGAGCAGGTGTTC